CCGCCCCGGCCCTTTTCCGAGAGGATGAGCCGTGCCTTACGCGACCGAGGACGATCTGCGCGCTAAATGGGGTTCGGCCCAGGTCGATCTCCTGGCCTATGACGACGCCAGCCAGTCGGTCAGCGAGACGCGTATTGTTTCCGCGCTCGCCAACGCCTCGGCGACGATCGACACCTATCTCGGGCGCCGCTATGCGCTGCCGGTCAATCCGCAGCCCGACGCCGCCGCGCTGCTCACCGATCTCTGCACCGATCTCGCGGCCTCGAAACTCGCCGTCACGCCCGGAACGCGCAACGACATCATTGTCGACGCCGAGAAGCGCGGCCTGGCCTTTCTGCGCGACATCGCCGACGGCAAGGCGGCGCTCAATCTCGTCCTGCCGCCCAGCGCCGGCGCGCCGATCTCGCCCGGCGAGGCGGTGATGATCTCCGAGGACCGCCAGATCACGCGCAATCTACTGCGGGGGCTGTGATGAGCGGCGGGGTCGCCTTCAGGCTCGAAGTGTCGGGGCTCGATGCGATGTTGACGCGCCTCGGCGCGACCGGCCGCATCGAATTCCAGGAGCTGCTCGACGGTCTTTCCCGCCAGGGCATGACGCAGACGCGCCGCCGGATTGAAGTCGAGAAGACGTCGCCGGATGGCAAGGCCTGGCCGAAGACGAGGGACGGCCGTGGCGCGCTTTTCGTAACGGGAACGCATCTCGCGCGCTCGATCGACCATGCCGTCGTCGGCGACTCCGCTATCTGGGGTTCAGGCTGGATCGGAGCGCGCATTCATCAGTTCGGCGGCGTCATCAAGCCGGTCAATGCAAAGCGCCTCGCGTTTAGCATTGGCGGCAAGAAGATCTTCGCCAAAGAGGTCACCATGCCCGCGCGTGCCTATCTCGGCGTCTCCGAGGCTAACGCCCGCGCGCTGGAGCAGACGGCCGCCCGCTTCATCGGGAGCATCTTGCAATGACCGCCGTCGTTTCGCTCGCCCAATTTCGCGGCGCTATTGTGGATGTCCTCAAGGCGGCCCTTCCGAATGTCAATATCGACACCCATGGCGGCACTTTCGACCTGAACGAAGTGAAGCGGTTCGCGACCTTGGCGCCGGCGATCCGCGTGGCGATCGTCGGCGTCGGGAAGCATGAGCAATATGGCGACGGGCGCGTACTGCTTCCGGTCAATGTCGCCGCCGTCGCCGTCGCCAAGGACGCCATGGCGGACGGCAAGAAGATCGAGCGCGATTTCGCCGGCCTCGCTCTGACGCAAGCGATTGAGTTGACCGTGTTCGGCAATCGCTTTGGCTTCGAAGGCGTCAAGCGCCCGGCCGACCTCGACAGCCGCAACGAATATTCCGGCCCGCTCGACCAAACCGGCATATCGCTTTGGCAGACGACCTGGACGAGCGGCTTGCTCATCGGCCAGGCCGGCGTCGAAGAGCAGGATGGCGCGTTTGGCGACGCAATCGCGGCGCTTTCCGAGCTTTGGATTAACGGCGTCGCCATGTCGAGCGGCGATGAAATCCTGACGTCCTTCGCGCCGGCCTCGCCGATCGGCGACCTGCCGGTTCAATTTGCGCCCGATCCCGAGCAGCGGGTCAATGCTCCGGCGCCTGATCTGCTCGACGGAGGCGCGGCATGAACATCGCGGACTTCCTGCAGCTCAAGGACACGATCGACGAGCTGTCCTATCAGCTCGCCGAGGCGCAGCGGCAGCTGCAGCTCGTCTCCGGCATGACGGGGACCGTCGTGAGCTGGGATCCCGCGACCCATACGGCGGTCGTCGACCTCGGCTATGAGACGCACGCCATTCCAGTCGGCGACGCGCCCGGCGATTTCACGCCGCTCGCCAAGGGGCAATTGGTCCATGTCATCGCGCCCTCGGGCAAGCTCGACAACGCCTATCTGATCCCGGCCGGCTATTCCGGCGAGCAGACGCCGCCCTCGTCGAAGGCCGGCGAGCGCGTGGTCTCGCTGCCCGGCGGCGGCCAGTTCAAATCCTTGACCGGAAATATCGCCCATGTCGTCGCCGGCGGCGTGACGCAATTCGTCCTGGTCTTCGGCGGCCAGAAATTCACCATCAAGCCCGAAGCCCTCAACCCAGCGTGAGAATGACCATGATCCTCAATCGCGCCTCTAAACCCGCCCTACCCAAAGCCGGCTACACCGTCGAGGTCAATGTCCAGAACCTGCATATCGCCGGCCGCAAGGTCGCCAAGGGCGACACGCTCTCGCTCACCGCCCCCGAAGCGAGCCATTGGGTCGCCGAAGGCGTGATCAAGGCGAAGGACGCGACGCCCTCCGCCGAGCAGGAAGGCTGACATGCGCGTCGGGCTCGATCGCAACACGGGAGCGGTGCTGACCGGCTGGGACGAATGCGCCCAGTCGATCGGCTGCATCGCCGAGACGGCGATCGGCTCGCTCGTGCTCAACCGCGATTTCGCATCGACATGCCGCGAGCTGGTCGATCGGCCTGGCAATAAGCAACAGATTACCGCCTATTTCACCGCGATCGCGCGCGCCTTGCGCAAATGGGAGCCGGGATTCCGCCTCAGCAAAGTCACGCTGGCGAGCCTGGTTCCGGGGCGCGCGCTGTTCGACATCGCCGGCGTTTTCTATCCCAGCGGTCACCTCGGCGATTATTCCAATCCGGAGGGCAAGACGGTGAGCGTCGCCGTCGCCGGCATGATCACGGTGGGCGGCTAATGGCCTATCAAACGATCAATCTCGCCGCTCTCCCGAGTCCCTCGGCCGTTCAGGTTTGGACGTTCGACGCGATCCGCGACGCGACGATCGCCGACGCTGTCTCGCGCCTCAACGCGGCCGGGATCGCCTATAACGTCCAGACGCTCAAGGGCAACCCGATGAATTTCATCGTGTCGGCCTATGCGTATCGCGAAGGGCTCGTCCTGCAGCGGATCAACGAAGCGGTCGAGAGCACCTTCCTGGCGCTGGCGCCGGTGCGCGACGACGTCGTCCTTCGCGCGGCTGACGTCAATGTCGTGGCGGCGCCGGGCGAGGATATCGAAAGCATCCGCAAACGCGGGCAGCTCCAATGGGAAGCCCTGTCGATCGGGGGCACCTATGGGCGCTATATTTCCAATGCGCTTGGAGCCGATCCGGTCAATCTCGCCGATGTCGCGGTCTATGGCCCCGAGGTGTCCGGCGTTCCGCTCGGCCAGGTCTGGGTCATCTGCCTCGGCGCGAACGCCTCCGGCATTCCCTTCGCCGATACCCTTTCGCTCGTGACGAATGCGACCGCGGCGCGTGGCCTGCGCCCCGTCAATGACCAGGTGATGGTCAAGGCCGTCAATCCAGCGAATTTCGTCGTCAAGGCGACGATCTATGTCGCCGACGGCGCCGATCCAAATGTCGTGAAAACCGCGCAGATCAAGAGCCTCACAACCTTTCTCGCCGCGCGGCGCAAGATCGGCGGCCTGGTCAAACCCGGCGACATCAAGGCGGTGCTCGGCTTCAACACGGCGCCTCTCGTCGTGGACGTCGACGTCCGCGCGCCCTCGACCAATGTCGGCGGCGATCCGTTCCAGGCGCCGATTTGTCTCAATACGTCGACTTTCTCGGCTGACATCACCTGGGCGAGGGCGTCATGAGCGACGATCTCCTTCCTCCCGGCGCCAAGCCGCTCGAGCGCGCCCTGTCCGGCGCCGGCGCGCGCATGTTGACGGCCGATTCGGCGGCGATCCGCCGCGAGCGCGCGCCGGCGAATTGCGACGCCGCCTTCCTGCCCTTCCTGGCCTGGGAGCGGTCGGTCCATTTCTATGACCCGGACGACGAGGCCGGGAACAGAAGCCGCATTCAATCGTCCTTCAACGACCATTTGAACTACGGTTCGCCGGATGCGCTCGAAGCCGAAATCGCGCTCGATACCGCGCAGAGTGTCAATCTCAAGGAGTTCTGGGAAGAGCGCGATCTCGTCTGGCCCGAGTTCGTCGTCGAGAGCGTGATTGCGCCCGGCGATCCGGCGCCGGATCTCGATGCGTTGATGGCGTCCGCGCTCAAACGCAAAAACGTGCGCGACATGCCCCGTGTGCGCACCCGCATAGCTCAGCCGCCGGCGGCGGTCTACGCCGGCGCGGCGCACCGCGTCCTCCTCACGATCGGCAATAGCACCCAGACATTGCCGGGGCCGTTTGTCGGCGCCGCTCATCGCCTTCTCCAGACAATCCAGGTCAAGCCCCTATGACGACGACATTGCCGCCCATCGCGAATGTGCAGGTTGCGACCGTCCCGCTGGCGGCCTTTCTGGCGCGCGAGGCGGCCATTCTCGCGGCGGCGGGGACGTCAAGCCCGCTGCCCGAGATCAACTTCCTGAACGCCACAGTGAAAATCGGCGACGGCGCCGCCAGCGGCGCAGCTCCGCAACAGCCGTCGATTTCGACCTTGCAGGCGTCGGGCGCGCTCGTTCATCAGGTCTGGTCGGGCCTCGCCGTCCAGAGCTGTTCGCAAAACGCGACCAATGCCAACCAGGTCGACATTCTATGCGTGATCCCGGCGGTGGATTCCTCCGGCGTCGAGATCGGGCCGTTCTGGGCGACCGAATTCATTGTCACGGATGAGACCGGGACGGCAATGATCGCCGGCGTGACGCTGGCGCCGAAGCTCGTCACGGCCAATGGCGCGGCGACCGATCTGGCCTTCATCGTCTCGGTCGGCTTTTCGGTCGGGACCGTGGTGCTGACCGCGCCGAGCGCGCCCTGGATGACGGCGGCGCAGATCCAGGCGGGGATCGCCAACGAGGTCACCGGGACCGCGCCGATCGCCGTCGCCAAGACCGTCGATTCCGCCGGCTGGCCGCATTTCGCGGTCTCGATCGACCCCGCGTCGATTATTCATAACGGCGTCGACACGAGTGCGGCCGGCAATGTTGTGACCGTCGCGGCGCTGACCCCGGCGGAAACCGCGCTCACGCCCGGGCAATTGCTGGTCATCACCAAAGGCGCGGCCGCGAACACCGGCGCGGCGGCCGCGACCGTCATGGGAAGCAGCGGCGCGGTGATCTGGGCGGACGGCTCGGCGCTGGCGGCTGGCGGTTGGCCTGGGGGCGTTCCCGCTCTGGTGAAATGGGACGGGACGACGTTTCTCATTCTCTCCGTCATGGGACCGAGCGTCTTTTCCCTGGCGACGGCGGGGAAACACTTCGCGACGTTCAGCGCAGTGGGCACAACGAATTTCACGGCCCCCATCACCGGCTGGTATTGGTCCGAGTGTTATGGGCCTGGCGGCGGCGCCGGCGTTTACACCGTCAGCCCCGAAGGCGAAGGCGGCGGCGGCGGCGGTTATTCGGGCAAGTGGATTTTCCTCACGGCGGGAACCGTGGTGCCCGTCACCATTGGCGCGGGCGGCACAACAAGCGGGACGGGCAGCGGCACGGCCGGCGGCACGACGAGCTTTGGCTCCTATCATTCGGCGACCGGCGGCGGTCCGGGGACGGTCGGGGGCAGCAATGGCGCGGGCGGCGTCGGCATCGGCGGCGACATCAATCTCACAGGTCAGAGCGGCGTTTCCGGCAATCAGACCTTTGGCGTGCAAAACGGTCAGGGCGGCGATTGCGCCGGGCCGTTTGGCGGCAAGGGCGGTCTGGGCGCGGATAGCTCCGGCCCCACATGGCCCGGCGGCGGCGGCAATGTCACCTGCACTACCGCCGGAGCCTCCCCCGTTGGCGCTGCCGGCATGTGGGGCGGCGTCATCATCCGATACTGAGGGAACCGACACATGACTCAATATTTTGCGCGCGTCGTTTCCGGCATAGTTGTGGAAATAATCACGTTGCCGGAGGACGTTACGCCAGCGAAGGCGTTTCACGCCGACATCGCGGCGACGCTGGCGCCTGCAACGGCATCGATCACGGTGGGGCAGTCTTTTGCAGATGGGGCCTTCGGGCCGCCGCCCGCGCCGCCCGCGCCGACCACCGCGCAATTGCTGGCCTACGCCGCCGCGAAGCAGAGCGCCATCATGGATGGAGGCCTCACGGTCAATGTCGCCGCCGCCGGCCAGCCGTCGCTAACCGTCGAGGTCACGACGACGTCGGCCTATCTGACACTGCTCAATGGCGCCGTGCAGCGATCAGGCCTCAATCCGAGCGCGATTCTGAACTGGGAGCAACGAGACGGCAGCGTGCTCTCCCTCAATGCCACGCAAACTCAGGCGCTCGGGCTCGCGGTCGCCAACTGGCTCCAGCACATCTTCGACACGCGCACCCAGAGCATTGCGCCGGCCATCGCCGCCGGAACGATCACGACCACCGCCCAGATCGACGATCCCACCCAAGTCAACCTGCCGGCGTGGCCGGCGAATTCGTAACCCAACCGGCGCGAACGCCAAATCAACGGAGAAAACCATGTCGCATCTTGAAGACGCCAAGGCCCTCGTCGCCCAGCACATCACCTCGTCGCAGAAGGTCTACGACCTGCTCGACCAGCTCACCGCGAACGGCGCCAGCGCGACGCAAGCCGCCGTCGACGCCGCGACCAGCGACCTTGCTGCGGCCAATGACGCGCTCTCCCAGCGTCTCGCCGCCTCGCTCGCCGAACTGAACGAAAGCTTCGCCAAGAACGGCGTCGCCGCTCCTGCTGCTGCGCCCGCCGCCGCTCCCGCTGATGCCGCCGCGCCGGCCGCCAACGCCGTCGTGCTCTGACGCGGCGCCGCGCCGAAGGGAAATCCCATGCAAAGACTGCTCATCGCAATCGCCTTCTTGCTCGGGCTGGCCGCCGGCGCAACCGCCCAGACGACCATCCCGGCCGGGACCTATACCGATCTCGGCGCGGGGGCGGTTCAGCTCACCAATCTGGCCGCTGTCCCGGTCTCGGTCTGCATCGCGACCGCGCAGCCCAGCGCGGATCGCGTCTGCCAGCCGATCAGCGCCGGCGGCGCGCCGACGATTTTCAACAGCGGCCAACACCTGTGGGCGATGCCCATGGGCCAGTCATCCGTCAGCGTGCTGGTCGAGCCGATTGCCGTCCCGTCAGTTTCCGACGCCCAGAACGCCGGCTACCAGGGCGCCGTCGCCATGACGATCGGAACGACCTATGCCGCGCGGCGCAGCGTCAAGGCGAATTGCACGGCGATCGGCAATGTTTCGCTGACGTTGGCCGATGGCTCGACCGACGTCTGGATCATCTCCGCAGCCGGCTCGACGGTGATCCCTTACGCCGCGACCGCCATTAATTCGAGCGGCACGACCGCGACCTGCACCTATTCGAACCTCAAGTGAGGCCGCCGATGTCGCTCTTCCCGCGTCTTTTCGCCTGGGTCTTTTGCGCGGCGCTGCTCGCTGCTTCGCCGGCGGCGGCATTTCCGCCCGGCGCCACGTCGCCGGCCGGCGCGCCGCTTGACGCCAATGGCCAGGTGCAGTCCGCCGCGAACGCTATTGCTCTTGGAGCTTTGCCCCCGAAGGCGTCGTCCTATACCGGCGTCGTCGCGACGGGCGCGGTAATTCCGAATACGATTTCGGGCTCAAACCTTCAAATCATGTGCCGCGCGCCCATGATCATGCGCGGCAATGTCACCAGCGGGAAACTGGCTTTTGATATCCCCGGCTTTTATGTGCCGGGCGCAGCGGCCGAAAGCGCGCCTGCGGCCAATCTCAACTGCACCGGCGCGCTGGAATATCCGGTTGGCGTCGAACAGCAAATGACCTCTGGCGGCGGCGCTTCGACATCGCTCACCGTCCCGGCTGGCGGCCACGCTGTTTCAGACATTTTCGCCAATCCGCCGCCAGCCGGCGCAATGTTCTGGACCCGGCTTTATTGCACCACGACGGGCGCGGGGCGCGTCGTCTATCGCACCATCGGCGAGAATAACGGGACCGCATGCACGGTTGGCGCTTCCGGCGTCGCCGATCAGACGATGGGCGGGACTGTCGCCAATAATTTGAACACTCAGTCTCCGGCGTCGAACGCCGGCGGCGTGTTGACGCCGATCGTGATCGGCCAGACCAATTCGCGTTCGTTCTGCCTGACCGGCGACAGCCGCACGGCCGGAACCGGAGACACCTTCGACGGCGGCAATAATGTCGATGTCGGCCAGCTCGCGCGCTCGGTCGGGCCGTTCGCCGCCTATATCAATCTCGGCGTCGGCTCCGATCAGGCGGCGCAATATATCGCCAGCCATACCAACCGCCTGGCGCTGTCCGGCTATTGCTCGGACCAGATCTGGGCCTATCCCTTCAATGATTTTTACTCTGGCGGCGTGAACGCGGCGACGGCCGAAGGCTACGCGACGACCTTCAAGGGCTATTTCGCGGCCGGGACGAATGTTTCGCTGGTCACGATCATGCCGTCGACGACGGCGGCGAGCGTCTCGATCACGACGCTGGTCGCCAATGGACCGCAGATGACGGCGACGGTCGCTTCGACCGCGCTCAATTTCGTGGGCGAGGTCGTCACCATCGCCGGCGCGACGCCCTCGACGGATAATGGCGCCTGCACGATCAACGCCATCGTGTCGGGCACGTCGTTCACCTGCCTCAACCCGCTCGGAACCGGAACGGCGACGGCCACCGGCACGGTCACCTATACCGCGCCGTGGCTGGACCCGATCAACCAGACCATCACCAGCTCCGGCGTCCATAATCCGGACCGCGTTTCCTACAACCAATGGTGCCGCACCACCTCAGTCTCCCTTGGCTTCAAGGCCTGCCTCGACATCGCCAATGTGGTGGAGGCCGGTCAGGATTCCGGAACGTGGAGCGCGTTCGACGCTGACGGGCGTCCCGGCGCGCTGACGGGCGATGGCATCCATCCTAACATCGCCGGCTATCTCAAGATCAAGGCATCCGGGGTGATCAGTCCCAAGACCCTTTATTGAGCGGCGCCATGACGACAACATACGATCTCCGCGCCTCCAACAATTCAACCTTCCGCTGGACGCGCGACCTGTCGCAATGGGCGGCAGTCTATAATGTCGGCGCGGCGACGATCCGGATGCAGGCGCGGGCCGCCCCTCTCGCCTCGTCCCCGGTCGTCTATGAGTGGAGCTCGGATGGTTCGAACGGCGGCGCAATAGCGTGGAATATCACGCCGAACACCGCCTTGTTCCTGGCCCCGCTCGCGGACATGCAAGGCATGTCGACGCCGCTTTATTTCGACTGCCGGCTCGAATTCGAGAATGGGACAGCGGTCGTCATGTTCTCCGGGCGCATTGTCTGGACGCAGGGAGTGACGCGCCTGGCCGCCGACAGCGCGGCCGCTGGAACCTCGGGCATAGGCGACACGGTCAGTGTCAATGGAGAAGCTTCGTCGTCGCCTGTCCCCTTGCCGCTCTCTTTGGCGGCGGCGGTGACGGCGGCGCAGGCTGCGCAGGCCGCCGCTGCGGCCTCTGCCGCTTCGATCACGGCATCTGGCCTCGCGGCCCAGATCGCCGCCCTTCCTCAATCAGAGCGCGCCGAGCTGATGCAGGCGCTTCTCGATTCACTCGCTGTCTATTCCGGGACTGGACCGGCGCCTGCCCCAACAGGCGACGGCTTCATCAACGACTCCGGCTATCTGGTGATCGCACAATGAACCTCTCCCGTTTTGTAATCACGCTCGCGCTATTGGTTGCCGGGCCTGCCTTCGCCCAAGGCGTAAACCCGACTCTGAAACCATCTTCTGGCGGCACGGGTCTCTCTGCTCTCGGGTCTGGCGTCGCGGCGGCGCTCGGTTCAACCGCTGGGGCGAATGGCGGGTTCGCTCTGTTCAATCAGCTAGGCTCTGGCGCCTTCGCGCCCGCCTACGCCCTTCCTGCGGCGACGGCGACCGTTCTTGGCGGCGTGAAGCCGGACGGGACGACCATCGGCAATATCGGCGGCGTAATCTCCGTCACCTATGGGACGGCAGCCAACACGGCGGCGCAGGGCAACGACTCCCGCATCACGGGCGCGGCGCAGACGGCCAATAACCTGTCTGATCTCGCCAGCGTACCGACTGCGCGGACAAATCTCGGCCTGGGCCCGATCGCGACCATTTCGCCCGGAACAGGTGTGGCGGCGGCTCTTGCGGCCTCGCTCAACGCAACCGGCGGCCTGGTCGGATATTCCGGCGCGCTCGGCACGCCGACGCAAGCCGTTCTGACCAATGCGACGGGTCTTCCGCTTTCAACCGGCGTCACCGGCACGCTGCAGGCGGCGCAGGAGCCAGCGCACACCGGAGACGTGACAAACTCCGCTGGCTCGTTGGCCTTGACCATTGCGCCCGGCGCGGTGACGAACGCCAAAATCGCCTCTGGCGCGGCGGCCGCCAATCTCGGCTTCACGCCGCTCAACCCGGCGAACAATCTGAGCGATCTATCCAGCGCATCGACGGCGCGGAGCAATCTCGGCTTGGGCGCTTTGGCGACGCAAAACACGCTTGGCGCGGGCGCTGTCACGGCCTCGATGCTGGCGACCGGCGCGGCGGCATCCAATCTCGGCTTCGCATTCTCGTTCGTCGGACTGAACTCCTCCAACGGCGCGACAGACTTCTTTGACCTGAGCGGCGCGCGGCAGTTTGAGATTTATCCATTCCCCGGCGCTGTCAATTATTATGCGATTCAAGGGAACATCGCCAACGGCGGCCCCACCCTTTCTGTGCAAGGATCTGACGCCAATATCGACGCCGATATTGCTGCGAAGGGAACTGGCAGCGTCGTTTTAGGCAACGGTCTTGGAACGCTGGCGCAGTTCAACAACTACAATGCGTTGCCCAACACTGTTTGGCCTCTCATTGAGTCGGCTCAGGGCGGCACGGTCATCTATTCGGCTGGCGGTTCTGGGGCAAACGTCAACATCAGCATGCTGCCGATCGGGACGGGCGGCTTCTCGGCTGGTCCGGCCCAAACGGTGACGGGGACGAATGCGACGGCGTTGGGCAGCTCCAACAAGGCGAGCGGCTACGCGTCAACCGCAATCGGCATCGCCAGCTATGCGCAGGGGGCTTACTCCCTTTCGACGGGCGCTTATTCCTTTGACAATTCCGTGGTCGGCAAGCGGTCGCATTCGAGCGCGCACTTAGGATCAGCGCGCGGGACTACGCAGATTTCGGAACAAGTGTTTGCCGCAACGACATCGTCTGCGACGCCCGTCACCGCGACGTCAGACGCCGGCGGCAGTTCGACGCTCAACACGATCCAAGTCCAGCCAAATCAAACCGTCGCCAGTCGGATCCTCATCGTCGCGCGCAACACGTCGACCGGTGCTTCGGCGATGTGGAATGCTCTGGCCTACTGGAACGAGGGCGCGACCGCTTCGACGCTGGCGCTGGTTTATTCCACCGGCACGGGCGCGCCGCTGGCGTCGACCGGGACCGGTTCGACTTGGACCGCGACGCTCGGGACCAATACGACCACCGGCTACGGCTACATCATTTGCACCGGCGCGGCGGGCGAAACCATTCGCTGGACCGTCCGCGTCGATAACGTGGAAGATATGAACGGATGACAACTCCCACCATTGGCGCGATCCGCTGGGACGCCTGGTATTCCTCCGTCGCCGGCTCGCCTGCGGCGCAGAATGCGATCGCGCTTTCTGACGCCGATCTCCAGCAATATGCGCCTGTTCATTATGCGCAGACCAACAGCTACACGCTCGCGGCGGTCGATGGAACGCAGTCGATCATCGACAACGAAATCACCAAAGCCGCTGCCAATGGCCTGAGTTATTGGGCCTATCTCATGTATGGGCGCAACCCCGGCGATCCGGATTATTCCGGCGCGCCCTATATGATGAACGCATGGGATCTGCACCAGTCGTCAAGCATCAAAAATACGATGCCATGGTGCGCCATGATGCAACTCGGAATGATGGGTTCGACAGGAAGCTACACCACGCAAGTCAACCAGATGGTGGCGTGGTTCCAGCAGTCGAATTATTTCAAAGTGCTGACCAACAGGCCGTTGCTTTACATCTGGTGGGGCTCGGCTGCGGCAGACTTGGCGGCTTACTGGGGCGGCTCGCTGTCCAATGTCGCCGCGATGATTACGGCTTTGCGTGCTGCGGCGGTCGCTGCTGGCCTCGGAACGCCTTACATCGTCGTCATGAACGATCTCGACACGGCCGTCAAAACCTCGATCGGGGCGGACGCCATCGGAGCCTACAACCCAACCGTCACCCTCACGCCGAATATGTCGTGGGCGGCCTATGAAACGGCTGTCGAAGCATATTGGGCCTCGCAACTGGCGACGGGGGCGAAGTTCATCCCGAGCTGTTCGAGCGGCTGGACCCGCACCGGCATCTATAGGCGGCCCATGTCGTTCTACCAATCTATTCGTCCTTGGATGGGCAATCTCGTGACTGCCTCTCGCCCTGCGGCGGCTGACCTGAAGGCGCATATCGCCGCCGTGCGGACTTTCATCGCGGCGAACCCAACGCCGTGCGACGCCAACACGGCGCTTCTTTACGCCTGGGACGAGTGCGACGAAGGCAACGGCATTTGCCCCACCATCGGCAATCCGAACGGCATGGCGTTGGTCTGAGCCTTCGCCATGTGGCGCTGGCTACGGGCGGCCCTCTTGCCGGCCCCGGCGAAGCGCCCCGGCCAGCGCGTCATCATCACGATCCAGACCGGCGCGGTTGAGGCCGCGCTGTTCGCCCCTCTCGAAAGACCGAAGCCATGCATATCGCCCCATCCACCGGCGCGCTGACGCTCGCGTGCCTGTTCGCCGCATGGGCGGCGCTCGTCGTGTTCGGGCATAGATCATGACCGGCTGGAAATGCCCGGGCTGCGGGCGGTGCTGGGCGCCGCAGATCGTTCAGTGCGCGCCCTGCGAAAAGGCGGCCCTGGCGAAAGCCGCGCCGCCGCATCCCTTCATCCCGCAATGGCCGATGCAGTTGCTCAGCCAGCCGAAGCGCGAGCCGCGCGAGCCCTTCCCCGAAATGTCGAACGAGTAGGAGAGACCATGACCTGGCCTCATGAAGACGTCGCGTCGCTCAATGCCTTTTA